TACCAACCACCAGGACCTTGGAAGGCATGGGAGTATAGTTTTACAAATGGTAGATCTTCACCATCTGGTGCAGGTAGAAAACGAATAACAGCATAACCGTTACCGCCTTTGTCTACTTCTAGTTTCCATAGACGATCATCACCTTGACCGCCATTGTTGTTCATCTTTTCGACTTCTTTTACCAGTTTAGCGGTAAGAGAGCCAAGTTTAGATTGCTTCTTTAAAGATGCAAAAGACATTTAGATTACCTCGGATTTAATTGGATTAAATTGGATTTGATTTTATTATAACAAAGTTTCTCTTAATAGTCAATCTTTGACTTAAGAGATTCAATAGTTTGATTCATACCACTGAATAATACAGATATATCAGTTCCTTTGGGAAAACCCAATAGTTGAACTGATTTTTCTAATTCACCTTTCATTCTCTTAGCATTTGGGTCATCTGACAAAGATAACCTTGTATACATAACCCTTTGCTTATCTAACAATTCTGTTAGATCATCAATGTGATCCAATTGATCTTCACGGTCCATTTCATCAAAAGTAAAAGCATTTTTATAAATGCTTTCTTGAAGACGATTAATTGCCATTAATTCATCTCTAATAATTTCTGAATTAAAGAAATCACTCATTGATAATTTCCCGTAGAACTTTTTTAAATTGGAACACATTAATATTTAGGAAAGGTAAATACTTTTTCAATTTCATACTTACGGTTTCCCATACAGGGTCGGATAATTTCTTATCAAAATTTTTCTGGAAAGAGAAGATTTTTTCCAGAATGGAAAGTGTCTCTAACGAAATCTCTCCACCTAGATACTTTTTTAGTACCACTGGATGACCCTTCGAGCAACTGAATACTCTCTCTAAGTCGTTGTCTAAAAGTAAGTTCTCTGATTGTTCCTTGAACATATACGTCAAACTCTGTTGCCTCATTTTCCATTCTGCGTATGTTCTTTCTCCAGAATTGATAATTTCTCCAATCCATAAATTTTGGGGGTTAGTAGCGTTTACGAAATTTGATAAAAGAAAATCTATTACTTCTTGATCTGAATACTTTCTAGAAGTTTTCTCAAACCAATACTTATCTTTCCTTTTATTAAATGATGTCATTGTAGCACGGGATTTACCACCGTACTTAATAAAGTCATACTTAGGATTAGTAAAATGACTTTTCATTCCCAAATATGCCTGATAGGTTTCAAATGGTGTCACTTTCATCTTTAGATTCTAAATCATAATAAAAATATTGTCTACCATATCTTGGAACGCTGGTTTTCCATCCATCAAAATCAATAAATCCACTCTGACTTGATGTTGGAAACTTATCAACCCACTCTTCATCACCATCCCAATGCCAAGAACTACAAGAATCCACAGTAAGAATAGGATATGTAAAAACAGAGTTAAATGCTAAAACGCTATTATGCCAATCCCAATAAACCTCATGTATCCTATCATCTTCTCTCATTTTCCTACCATTTGTTGCATGAAAAATAACTTCTATATCTGGACATCTCTCTTTCAAATAACTTACCATAGGAATTATTGAAGGTTTATCTAACATATGAGCACCCCACATATCATTACATATCAACCCCAGAGCAGATATACTATCATTCAATCTAGCAGTAACTATAGATTCATTACTAGGATTTCTGGGTAAAACTCCTTCCATCTCAATAGTAAAAGTTTTATTTGTACATCCAGTTAAAATACCACTTTTATCATAATGTCTAATTTGATTCCTAAAAATTGAACCATATTTTTCTTGTTCTTTAAATCCAGTACCCAAATGTAATCCTATACCCAAATTTTTTTGATGAAGTTCTACCTCAGATAAAGCATCCATAAGTTCATCAATATTTCTTTGCCAACCAGTGCAATACCCAGATAAAGCACCCTCTGGAGTAAGAATATGATCTACTTCATTCTCTTTTGCCCAATCAAGTGCTTTTAAAATTTCCCTTTTATTAATTTGTATATCCTCACCACAAGGGATCTGAGCACCTGCTAATCTAATCATCATTCTCCTCGGTTTCAAATTCAGTTATAGCATCAATAGGAACTTCTGCATTACCCACACGATACCAATGAACCATTTCACCAGACTTCCAACTTTTTCTCTCACCAAGATATTCAAGGTCAGGCATATTGTAATCACGCAAAATCGCTTGTAAGCGATGATGCAATAAATCAAGTTCAGAAATTTCCATTATATATTAATACCCTCCGCAAATAAACTTTTCCCATCTTTATCAGTAACCATAAGGTTAAATGGTTTATCAGTATCTTTAAGATATCTTGCAAATTTAAATGGAGTAGTAGACCCAACATCTAGATCATGATAAAAATATTGTCTACCGTGTCTAGGTACACTTGTCTGCCAACCAGTAAAATCAAGAAAACCACTTTCACTTGAAGTTGGATAATAATCAACAGTCTCTTCATTCATATCCCAATCCCATTGAACTGGAGAATCTACTGTTAATATTGGTATTAAAGTTTTATATGCAGTCATACGCAAAAACCCATCTGCCCAAGTATTAAATGGTAGATATTGAGGATCATCCTCTAAAAAATTCCTACCATTTGTAGCATGCATTATTAAATCAATCGGATATTTTCTCATCTCCGTATCCTTCCTAATAGTATGAGGATCTTCATTCCAACCCCACATATCATTACATAACATACCAATAGTAGTTGCTCCACCAGGATTATCCTCATCTAATGGAATACCTGCTAAACCTTGCTTAACATTATCTCTACCTATACAATCTTCCGATTGTAAAACCCAAGTCTTATTTGTAATACCTAATAAATGACCTTTTTTTGAATAATGCCGAATTTGATTTCTATTAATCTTACCAAATCCTTCTGGTTCTTGAAAACAAGTCCCAAGATTAAGAGCAACACCACATTTTACTTGATGTTCTTCTATATCTTTTAAAAAAGATTCTATCTGCTCTAATTTATTATACCATTGATTACAATATCCAGAAAGAGCTGACTCTGGAGTAAGAATATGATCTACTTCATTCTCCTTTGCCCAATCAAGTGCCTTGAAGATCTCTTTCTTATTATATTCAAGATCCTTTGTAACTGGAATTTGTGCTCCAGCAACCCTAATTATTTCCTTATCAAATTCATCTACTTCTGGAAGTTGTCCAATCATGCTCTGAATAGCACGAAAATTAGTTTCTTGTTCTCTTTCATAAGCATCCATTAGTTTAATTCCTCAAAACAAACTTTATTTTTCCAAGTTTCATCTCTGACAATTAGAGCTCTTGTATCTTCTAAATTATCTTTAATAGTAAATCCTCTACGAGTAAACTTAATATTAAAAGATAAACTCAATCTTTCATGGTCAGTTTCATTAGCAAAAGTTCCATGACTTAAAAAACCTGGCCATAATACAAGTAGTCCTTGCTGAAGTGGTGCAACATTTTGCTGTACAATAAGATCCATAATTAAATTACTAACCGACCTTTCATTAGGATCTTTGAAAAACAAATTACCATCTTTCTCATTTGTTTTTATATAATATACTCCAGAAATATCAGTAGCTCCGTGAGTATGTTCTAAAGCAAATTTTCCTTTAGTAGTTTTAGTTATCCACGATGCATCAATAATATACTCCATAGGAGTATGGTAATTTAACATACCCATAAAATCCCGTACTTCCCTTTTTAAAAATTCTAAAAAGTTATGACACTTATATTCCTTTATAACATTACTCATAAAAGGGTTTGGTGTTAAATCATGACTAGCACTTTTAGGAAAAAAATCAGGTTGTTGATATTCCGTGTTCTCATGAACATTAATCAATTCTTCCTGTATTAAATCATACTCATCTTCATCTTTAGGTTTAACATAGTAAATTGGAGTCGCAAACGCAGAATGTAAAGGCATTATATTAAATAGGAAGTTTTGCTTTAGAAGTTGCTTTCATAAAATTAAGACGAGTTGCATCCCATTTTAATCTTTCTTTTAAAGGTTTAGATATTAACTTAGATACTGATTCTACCTCAATGTTATTATCTTCACAATAGTGTACTATTGCATCAATATAATTAAAACCCTCCTCTGCTACAATTTTTTCAATTTCCATAGAAAATTTAATTGGAGTGAGAAACTTGCTCTCTATTGCCTTTTCTAATTCTTTATTTGGTTCCATAGAGTTCCAGTTTATCGTTAACAAATTTGTCAATGTATTTTCCGAGAAGTTTGATATACTTCGATTTGTCTCGTTCTTCATAAATTACACACTCGCCATTTTCACAGGCCATAATAATTACAAGTTTTTTAATTGATATTCCTGTCATCTCATACAACATACATCCGTATGCCATACACTGAACAAAATAGTGTTCGATCCAGTCTCTTGGTTTAGGTTTTTTAGATGTCTTAAAATCTATTATAGCTAACTCGCCATCATACTCAGCAATACAATCAACGGTTCCAGCAATACCTAGTTCTTTACTATATAGCGGTCCTTCCAGAGCGTATATATTGTCTATTTTATTCAATTTACCCTTGGCAATCTTAAATAAAAAGTCTGAAATGGGACGCACTTCAGGTAGATCTTCATTCTTCAGATAGTGTTCTGTAAGGGTATGCATATCGGTTCCACGACCAGTAGCCGCCTTAGTAATACGATCTGCCTCTTCATTACCAACTTTTTTTCTCCACTTAATAAAGATCTCTTTATTAAAATGACTAGTTACTGAGGTAATAGAAACCATCTTAACGAGTTCATCCTCATCAGGAATCTTATAGTAACGAACTCCATCTATATGCTCTCGTTCAAGAGGTTGGAGATCTAAATCAACATGATTAAATGCCATAAGACTCACATCTAACTTTAGGTATACAATTTTGCGGTACTTTCATTTCATAAAAAAAGAATACTTGTGCTAATCTGAAATCATCTTCATTTGGCATCCAGTAATTTGATTGTCCGTGCCATTGACTACCACTGTAAATAATAACTCTATTATACTTGTTTTTTACCTCTACAGTCAAGCTAAATTGATTAGTGTTCTTAACAATCGCTTTTCTATAAGGATTGAGAGCATCAATGTTACAAACATCTTTACTACCTAAAACATCATTATACCATTCAGGACGATTGTTAAATGTAATAGCTTCTTCAAAAGGTAGTGGAGTATGCCTCTCATAAATAGAGGTTCCATTGTCATCAACTGGATCTGGATCTAAGTAAACAACTGCTGCCATATTAGTATTACCATCATTATGAATCCACCCATCATTTACTGGATCTTTTGGATCACCAGAAAATCTCCATATTTTTTGAAAATATGAAAAACACTCATAATTCGTAGGATCATCAGTTTCTGAATAATCCCCATACATTGAAAGAATTTTATGATAAGCAATATTATGAAATTCGTTATTAATTTCAGATATACATTTACTTCTTAAACCTGGATGAACTCCAAGTTTATTATGATAATCAAGACTTAATGCAAATTCCCGAACAGCATCTGGATCTTCATAAAATCCATCATAAACTGCTATAGGAAAAAAACCTGGTGGATCAGGTCTACCATATTTTAAATCAGTATCAGAAACCATTTTCAAGTTTAGCAATAATATATTCTTTGACAAGTCCTGAACGAACTATGTCATCAACACCAAACTCTATTATATCAAAAGAAGGCATCTTTCGCAAAATGTTCATAAAATCAACAATACCATTACGATCATTAGTTTTAGTAAGATCACTCTGACTTGCATCACCACAGAACATAATTTTTGAGTTTTCGCCCACACGAGTGATGATAGAATCTAATTCGTGGAAATTTAGGTTTTGAAACTCATCAACAATCACGATTGCATTATCTAAGGTTGTTCCACGAATAAACGAGGTACTCCAGAACTTAATACTTTCCTGTGCCTTTAAGTTTCCATAAAGCATCTCAAAGTCTGCATCAGAAGGCATCTGGAACATATACTTTACCATATTCTTATATGGAATCTGGTAAATATCTGCTTTATCTTCGTGATCACCAGGCAAGAACCCAATTTCACGAGTAGACACTAATGAACGAACCAAATAAATTTTATCATATGGTGTATCAGGAGAAAGAACATCTTTTATAGCCTTATATAAGGTAATAAAGGTTTTTCCAGTACCAGCAATACCATAAGCAACGAGATGTTTTCCTTCACTATAGGAATCAAACAACTTTTTTTGATTATCTGTTAATGGTTCAATATTAACAAGATAATCATTATTGATTGGTTTTCTTCTTTTTATTTGTTTTGTCGTTAATCCAACCCCAATCGGTTGTTCAACTTTCTTTTTTCTAGGCATAAGATTTACTTAGATTTTTTTGGAGCATCAAAAGACGAATCATATTCTTGAGTTGTATTGATATCCCTTTTTGCTAATCTTGCAGAAATACCACCTGCTTTATCAGCTTTATTTAAAATTTCACCCCATCCTGGATGTTTTTTAGATAGTTTGTCTTGAAAATCACCAACACTCTCAACACCCATAGCTGGCGTATTTTCAGGAGTAAAATATCTTTGCCAATCAGGATTGTCTTCTTTCCACTGATCCCAATCATGAACACTCATTATCACTTCTTTCTGTTCACCAGTTTCTTTGTTAATTACAGGGTATGTTGCCATTTCAATATAAAGTAGTGTAAGTTATTTATTAAAGAAAATTAAAATTGATATTAAATCTTGCTCCAGCATCAGTCGTTGTTGATGAATTATGGGGTGCAGAAGAATCGAAAAAGAACATTCTGTTCTTAATACTATCAACTTTAGTATCCTTATACCTTGTAAATCCATTACAAGTGTTTATAGAGAATATTGCACCTTTTACAAAGAAATCCTGATCTGTATGTGGTTCATGTTCTTTAAGTACATCAGTATGAGGATAACAATTTACCTTTATTCTCATAAGACAATTAAACACACCTAATTTCATTAATTTTGGAATAAAGATATTCATTATTAAAGGTGCAACAGGGGAATTTGGCATATCTCTTTGATATACCATATTAGCAAAATAATAATCAAATTTATCAACTTGATCACCAATCACTTGATCAATAAACCCATATGGAAAATCTTCGTTACGAATAGTACGAAATATTTCATTATACTCTTTAGGAGATAAAAAATCATCTATGATAGAACCCCCTTCAAAGTCTACTTCCACTCAAGTGCCTCTGATACTGCTGGAAACTGTTCTACAAATATAGATCTTGCCTTTTCCACAACATCCATATGCTCTTTCTGTGTACCGTGTGCAGATCTCAAATTAATGTAGTGAATCCAAGAACGGCACGAACCAGTCATATACAGTCTTGTTGGAGTGGCAAGTGGAAGCACAAATCTAGCACATTCCTTTGCAACTCCGTTTTCTAACAGAGAATTATAAAGATTCATAGAATCCTCAAAGTGTCTTGCGATTAGTGCCTGATACTCCTCTTTTTTCTCCTGTGGAATAT